GCCAGTATTACCCCCAAGTAGGCAGAACCAAACAGAACCGAACTTGGTTCAACCAAAATTAGATCAGGGTGGTCATGTTCGGCCCAGATTGGAGACGGCACCGAGGGGGGATAGTGAGGGTACGCATGGTCCGGCCGCTGCGGTGTGGTTGCGTGATGTTTATGGGATGACGTTACGGCCGTGGCAGGAGTACGCACTTAATCGCGCTCTGGAATACAACGCGGATGGCCTGATTTGGGCGTCGGTGATTATCACGGTCGGCAGGCAGTCGGGCAAGTCGTGGCTGTCCCGTGGGGTATGCATGTGGCGTCTACATCATGCTGATTTATTTGGTGAGTCTCAGCTGATAATCCACGTGTCCAATAAGCGGGACACAAGCATGGAGGTGCTACGTCCGGCGGCGATGTGGGCCGTGGAAAAGTACGGGCCGAAGGCCGCACGTTGGGGTAACACCATGGCGGGGATTCTGCTACCTACCGGGGACAGGTGGATCATTCACGCGGCTAACGAGTCGGCCGGTGTCGGCTACTCGGCGGGGATGGTGTTTTGTGATGAAGCGTGGCGGATCGGTCGGGCGATTGTTGAGGACTCACTTAGTCCCACAATGGCGTCACGTAATCAGCCGCAGCTCTGGCTAGTGTCGACGGCCGGGGACTCATCGAGCGAACTAATGCTAACTGCAAGAGCCAGGGCGATAGATAACCTCAACACACCGACGTCGGAGCTGCTGCTGGAATGGAGCGCGCCACCGGACGCGGACCCCGACCTAGTATCGACCTGGCAATGGGGCTCGCCTGACTGGTCAGAAAAGCGCGAAAAGTTTCTACGGCAACAATGGGAGCGGATTGACCCCGGCGCTTTCAAGCGCGAATACCTGAATCAGTGGATCGTGAAAGATAACCACTGGATGGGTAGTGGGGTGTGGGATACGTGCGAGGATCCAGAGCTGGTGCTCGACGCTACCCAGCATTGGGCCGTGGCCTGCGAGTCAGATTTCGACGGGACCTCCCACGCGGTCGCCATAGCATGGGTCACCGGCCAAAATCTAATCGGAGTAAAAGTCACAACACACCGGACCATTAAGGATGTCGACGATCGCCTAGCCGAGATACGCGCCCTAAACCCCGACCTCCATGTCGCCATCACCCCGTCATATATCGACCGACTAACCTCACACTCCGACGCGATCGTCGGCCAGCGAGAAGCCCAAATAGCGACACAAGTAATGCTCGACGCGTTCAACAGGTGCACGATCCGCCACGACGGCGACCCCGCCCTCCTCGACCAATTCACCAGGTCAACGATTAGCAAACGCTCCGGCGGTTGGGTGCTCTCGAGCGTTGCCGGATCCGGTGGGGTTTATGCGGCCCGCGCCGTAATGTTTGCCCTTGCCCAAATTACTAAGCAGCCTAAGCCGCGACCCTTGATCTACTCGAGGTCGGCGACACGCCGATAACCCCGACATCCCACGACACTAGGTTGAGTGTGCTAGGCGTGAGATTATGCGGGTGTGGCTCTACTCTCCCGTGGGCTCCGACTAGTCGGAGCATCCCAAGCGATCTCTAACGATGTCCAGGCAGCGTCAAAGATGGTCGCGGATGCTCCGACAGTCCGGGAGGCTAACGCCCTCCTGGCATCAATTACGGCGTCCGGGCCGTACCGGTCGATAGTGTCGAGCGCGTACCAGGTTCCCGCGTACGTCAAAGCTCTAAAGACTTACTCGCACACGATCGCCACTTTCCCGCTGCGGGAGTATGTCGGCATTGACCAGGTAGTCGCCCGCTCATTTCTCAATCAGCCGAGCACGATCGGCACGTACTGGTCACAGATGACCAGGCTAGTTGAGGATTTACTGCAATACGACACCGCGTATTGGTATGTCACCTCGAGGACGTGGGATGGGTTCCCCGCAAGTATTGAGCGGATGCCGTTTACCGAGGTCAGTTTGCAAAACCCTAACCCGTTCGCCGATATTCAATTTCAGGTTCCGATAGGGACGGTGTGGTGGAATGGCCTAATGATCCCGGGCTCCGAGGTCATCAGGTTCGACGGCGACGGCCTAGGCGGTTGGCTAGTAACCGGCGCCGCCGCGATCAACACCGCAGCTGCACTCGAAGCCGCTACGCAACAGATGGCCGAATATCCACTCCCACAAATAGTCCTAAAAAATAACGGCGCAGACTTGCCAGCGACCGCGGTCGACGCGTTGCTTGATGCGTGGGAGACCGCTAGGCAGTCACGGACTACCGCCTACGTCAATAGCACGATCACGACGGACGCGATGGGATGGAACGCGGCCGACCTACAGCTCGTAGCGGCCCGCGAAGAATCCGCACTGATGATGGCGCGGCTATGCAACCTTGACCCGGTATGGGTTGGTGCCGGTGTCCCGTCCGGCTCGCTCAACTATTCAAACCGCGTCGACCTTTACCGGCAGTTACTCGACCTATCGCTATCGCCGATTATGGCGGCGATCGCTCAGCGGCTATCCATGAACGATGTCACGCCCCGGGGCCGTGAGGTCAAGTTTGATACGACCACTTTCTTGCGCTCTAACCCTGCCGAGATAAGCGCACTAGCAAACATTCTGATACCGCTAGGCGTGCTAACTCCTAACGAAGTTCGCGGCCTACTCGATCTACCCGATTTGGAAGTGACGATATGAACAAAACCGAGACACCATTCGACCTAGTTGTCGACTATCGGGAGGACCGGGCCGACGGCGTAATTGCAACCATGTACGGGCGGGCCGTACCGTACGACACCCCGACGACAATCTCAGGTGTCGAAGAATCCTTCGCCCCTGGCGCATTTGACCCCGCGGCCGTAATTGGCAAGCCGCTAGCCTGGCGACATGACGCACCGGTAGGTGTCATCACTGACGCAAGCAACGAACCCGACGGGCTTTACATCACGGCAAACATTCTCGACACCGTCCAAGGCCGCGACGCCGCAACATTGGCAAAAGCGGGCGCGGTCAAGGGATTAAGCGTGGGGTTCGCTCCGCTGAAAAGTTTACGGAATAAGACAGGCTCAACAATTAGGCACCTCTCAGCTCAACTATTTGAGACAAGCCTTACCCACATGCCCGCCTATTCCAGTGCGGGTATTTCATCAATAAGAGAAGAGACAATAATGGATCCAGAAGAGACCACCGAAGAGGCCGTTGTGGTCTCAGAGGATAAGGAAGCACGCGAAGCGATCGCGCAGGTTCGCGAAAGTGTCGCAAAGATTGAGGCCCGCGCATTCACCGCCGAGCCAGTTCACCCGCTAGCGCAATACCGCAGTTTCGGCGACTACTCCAAAGCCGTACTCAACGGCGAGACCGAGTCACGCGCACTGTTCGACCAGGTAACAGGCGACAGCCCCGGCGTATTGCCCCCGAATTGGATGCTCCAGGTCATGGGCATCATCGACCTCGGACGCCGCGTAATCAACGGAGTCGGCGGGCCACAATCCGCAGGCACCGCAGGCATGGACATTAACTGGCCATATTTCGACGGGTCATTGACCGCGATTGTAGAAGCACAGGCGAACCAAAAGGACGAAGTCAACTCAGTACAAATCAGTATTGAAAAGGGCACCGCAACACTCGACACCTACGCGGCAGGCTCGGACATCTCCTACCAGCTCCTGCAACGGTCAAGCCCGTCCTACCTTGACGCACATAACCGCATCATGGCCGCGTCATACGCCACCGTCACGGACCGTAAGTTCACGGCCGATTTGTGGGCCGACGGCACCGGTATTCAGGACTACGACTTCGCGGCCGACACAACCGGCGCAGGATTCCGTGAGGCAGTATTTGCAGCATCGGTCAGTGTTGAGGACGCCACCGGGACACCCGCTACCGCGGTCTTTGTCTCGACCGCAGTGTTCACCGCTATCGGCGGATGGTCCACCTTCCAGCCGGAGCCATACACCGTACAGAACGTGTCTGGTGTCGCGACCGCGTCCACCCTGCGCGTGAACGTTTCGGGTCTACCTGTTATTCGCGCCGTATACCTCGACACAAATGCGGCCTACAACGCGATCGTGACCAACGGCGCCGCGGCCCGCTGGGTCGAGGACGGCCCACGCCTAGCAAGTGCCGAGAACGTCGGCCAGTTGGGACGCGATATTGCGATCTACGGCTATGGCGTTACCGCGCCATTCTTGCCAGCCGGCATTGTCAGAATGACAAACGTCTAAACCGGGTTAGGTTAGGGGATTACTGATGGCATTAGTGAGCGGTCAAAATGTGGCGGATGCGCTACAGCTGACCTACGCGGATGACGCGGCCGGGTTTACCCAAGCCGCCGCAGCTGCGCAACTCACTGTCGGTAATCTCCTAACCGCCACCGCACTAGCAGCAGAAAATGCAGCATGTAAAGAGGCGGCGCTACAGGTCGGAATTGAGATCTACCAGGCACGCACCTCGGTCGGTGGGCAAATAGTTGCGGTAGATTTTACGCCCGGCCCATACCGGCTAAGTGTCTGGTTGATCCGCAGGGTCTACGCACTGATCGGTCCATATATGAACCCCGCGGGGATGGTGGGATGAAATGCCCAACGCCCTCTCCACGGATGCCAGGCTAGAACTAGCCGGGCTACTAGCGACAGTCACGGGTTACAAGGTCCACGACGTCGCACCTAATGTGCCGATCCCACCGTGCCTGGTGATCGTGCCGGACACGCCGTGGATCGTTCCCGAAAGAATCGGGTCAGTCCTCAACTATCGACTCCGGCTCAAGGTCCTAGTGGTAGTCGACTCTCGAAATAATACGGCCGCACTGAAAAAAATGGAGTCAGCGGTAGAGGCCGTCGCCGTCGCAGTCGGTGACAGTTTCATAATCGACCAAATAAGCCCACCACAAATAACCGACACCGGAGCCACCGCGGTGCTCGTATCCGAAGTTTCCACAACCTCCCACATAATCGACGCTTAACAAACTAAGGAGAAACATCATGGCAGTAGTAGCAGTAGCCGGATACACGTTCACCGTGTCTCTCGCAGCGGGTGACGTGAGTGACCAGATCACAGACGGCACCATCACACAGACCGGCACCGTAGTTCGCACAAAAACTCTGGGCGGGGTGAACTTTACCCAGACTGACTTTACGTCGGCGGCGTCTTTGTCATTCTTGTATGACGGCGATGCTGGCGTATACAACACCCTCTCCGACGCGGTCACGGCACTTACGGATGTCGCCGTAGTCATCACCGGGAGCACTGGCACCTTCACCGGTGACATGTACCCCGAGTCCGTCGAGATCACTTACGACTCGGCAGGCGTCGCTACCTGTAGCGCGTCACTCGTCGGCACCCTGGTTCTTTCCTAATGCTGCCCACGATGGTGGTGGTACTCGATGGGGCAGCTCCTGTCGAGTACCAGGCCACCGCGGCGGATATGTGGCTATGGGAGGACCTATCTCAAAAGTCCATAGGGACCGGCGCGGAGTACGGGCTCAGGTTGACCCTTGCCTATATCGGCGTCACCGGTAAAGAACCTAAGAACCTAGCCGAAGTCCGCACATGGGCCCGGGAGAACAAGGTTCAGGTGGACGTGGGCAAAAACGTGGACCCTACCGAGCCGGATCCTTCCGGCGATTAGTTGTAAGGCTGGCCGTCGCACTTAACCGGCCAGTGCACGAAGTTTTAACGTACGATCCGCAATTGTTTACGACGCTAGTCGAGGAGGTGTTTACAAGTGGCGACAAAAGTTCGGGGCATTAATGACATGCAGGTACCGGGGCTCCGCGCATTTCTTCGCGACTTAAACAAACTCGACAAGGAAGGCAAAAGCGAACTTCGCAAAGCGTCAGTAGATATTGCCCGGCGGCTCATGGTCCCAGCCTGGTCAATGGCGGCCCTCGAGGCTAAGGGCAATTGGGGCGACAAAATTATGCGCACAGTTAAAGCCAAGTCCGACCGCATACCCGTAGTAACTATTGGCGCTAACCGGCTTAGGGCTTACAGTAAGGGCGCGTCCGTGAACATGATTAAAACCCCGTCGGCGTTTGGTGTTAAAAGTAAGACACGGCGCAGCACAGACCCTAGAGCGAACTCCGCAATTGTGGCATTTGGTGAGGGTACCGGGTGGATGAAAGGTGTCGGCGCGTCCTATAAAGAGCCCGCTATGCGTGAGTGGGGCAAAGCCACCGACAAGGTAGTAGCGTCATGGAATAACAGACGGGAGACCTACTAATGGCTATGTCCGGCGGCCGTACATTAATGGTCTACCTAGCGGCAGACACAGCAAACTTCAAGCGCAACATGAGCCAGGCTGAAAACTCGGTTACCGGGTTTGGCGGCCACGTCGACAACAT